GAAGGTCAGCAGGCGCATCTCGACGGCCACGGCAAATGGGTGCTGGAACTGATCCCGCCACCGCCGGCCAAGCCGCTGCGCGAACTGCTGAAGGCGGTGCCGACCCGCGGCTTCGGCGGCAAGATGATCTACGAGGTTTTTGGAGATAAGCCATGAGCAGCCTGAAGATCGTCGCCGCGGTGGCGGAACCGGAATTCTACCAGCGCGTCGCCTTCATCGCGCTGCGCGTCGCCCACCATGTGCTGTCCAGCGGCCACCACAGCGACGAAGCCGAACGCGCCTACGCCAATCGCATCCTCGCGGGTGCCGAGAACAGCCTCATGCTGGCCATGCACGTCGCGGCCGCCAACGAGGGCATTGCAGAAACGCTCACGGTCAGTGGCGGCGTCAGCGTGCAGGACGCCAAGATCGAGCGGGTGCTGGAGGCCATCTGGGCGGTCAGGGCGGCGGCCACGGAGCCGGTGCAGACCGAAGCGGTGCTGGGGCAGATCGAATCCGTAACGCATGAGCACGTCACGCCGCCGCCGCGCAGCGACCACGACCATCCGCCGGTGCCGCCGGATCCGATACCGATCACGCCGCCGCCGCCGGAATCCGAGGTAGGGCCGGAATGAGTTTCAACTTCCCCGATAATCCACTGCCTGGGCAGTCGTTCGAGCCGACCGCGGGGACCGTCTATATCTGGACGCCGCCGGTGTGGAAGCGGCTGGCGACCGCCACCACCGACCCGGTCGAAGAAGCCCCGATTGATGGCGAACTGTACGGGCGCCAGGACGGCGAATGGGAGATCGTCGTCGCCGATGTCGAGGAGGCGCCGGTCGACGGCGCTCAATACGTCCGCAAGGACGCCGGCTGGGAAGAAGTCAGCGTCGATGTCAACGAGGCGCCGATAGACGGCCTGACCTACGGCCGCAAGGACGCCAACTGGGCGACCATTGTCGGCGGCGCGGTGATCTCCGACACGCCGCCAGGCCCGCCGTTGCAAGCCGGGCAATTTTGGTATGAGGCGGATTCCGGCAACACCTATGTCTGGTACGTAGACGCCGATTCTTCGCAATGGGTTCAGGTCAACATCCAGCCGGCAGCAGTGACGACGGTGCCGCCGGGGCTGACCGCGGAGACGCGCAATCGCGTGGTCAATGGCGCCTTTCAGATTACGCAGGAATGGCTCAAGAACACGGTCTACGGTGGTAACGGCTCCATTGTCGCCGATCAGTGGGTTGTGGGTTTTGGCACGACCGGAACGGTGAATTACGTCATCCAGGCTGACACGTCCGACCGGGAGGTCGTTTGGTATCATCGCTTGAACAGCAGTGTCGCTGACACTTCGATAGCGGCTACCGAATACTACCGGCTGCTTCAGCCAATAGAGGGACTCCGCGTTCACGATTTCAAATGGGGGACTGCGCAGGCCAAACAGGTCGTGGTGCGCTTCAGGGCGCGCAGCAGCATCATCGGCACCTTTAGCGTCAGTCTGTTGGGGGCCAGCGGTTACACCTTCATCAAGAATTGCACCTTCACGGCGGTCAACACTTGGCAGGATTTTTCTTTCGTGGTCCCCGGCCCGACTGTCGGAACGTGGGTGACCGACAACACGCAAGCCTTTGGTCTTGGCTTTACGATCATGTGCGGGAGCACTTACATCGCGCCGTCCGAAGGCGCTTGGGTGTCGGGCGGTTTCATGGGCGCTGCCGGGATCAGTAACTGGTTGTCGGTGGCCGCTCAGACCTTCGATGTCAGCAATGTCGGCATCCATCTCGACCCACTCAATACGGGGGTAGCACCGCGCTGGGTGATGCCTAGCGAGGGCGAGGAATTGACGGCGTGCCAGCGGTACTACCAGCGATACACCGGCCTGCTCCAGTTGTGGGGCTACTCCACAGCGGGCGATTACAACCACTGGGACAAACTGTTCGCGCCGTCTTTTCGAGTGGCGCCGACATGCGCTTTCTTCGCCGTCACTTACGGAAGCGCAGACACCCTGACGTTCGACAGCAGCACCACCAACACCGCCGCGTTCCGCTACAGGACTGCCGTTGTCGGGCGGAACTACTGCTACCATTCGTATGCGATGAGCGCGAGGATGTGATGGGTTACAATTTCCCGAACTCCCCGACGCTCAACCAGACCTTCACCCCGCCAAGTGGGCCGACCTTCCAGTGGAACGGCGTGGCGTGGAACGCGGTCACGCAGGGGATGCCGGTGACCGTCTACATGAGCGACACGGCGCCGACCTCGCCGGCGCCAGGTCAACTTTGGTGGAACTCCACGACCGGCAATCTCTCGGTATTTTACGCAGATGCGGACAGCACCCAGTGGGTGCAGGTGTCGGGGAACCTGTCGAGCACCGCGCCCAACGACGGTGGCGAGTACGTCATGCGGAACGGCGTGTGGCGGTTGTCGAAGCAGTCGTTCGACATGGCGGGGAAGTCACAGCAGGACATCCAAGTCCCGACATGGGGGCCGACACAGGTGCGGTTCTCTTACAATCTGTTCTGCAACTCGGTCACGCAACTTTGGGCGCGGGCGAGCGTGGATGGGACGACGTTCCCAAGCGCAACGACCGATTGGTACTGGGGTGGATGGACTCACAACAGCACCAGTGGCGCTTTTGGAAACATAACGTGGGCTGGCTTGGGTGCTATGTATCTGACTGGGAATATAGGAGCAACTTCAGTCCCGGCTATTGGTGAGTTGGTTTTTGGATTGACTAAAATTGCTGGACAGACGTTTAATGGTAAGGGGCGTGGGTATACTTACGACACCAATGCCATAGTACACTATGATGCGCTATACTATGCTAACGTTTTTGTAGGTGCTAGCACGCTCCCGTTAAAGACGTTTCGCTTTGGTAGCACCCCGGTCTTCGCGTTCGCTTCAGGCAAGATCGTTGCGGAGTGGCTGGAATGATCAATTTCCCCAACAGCCCGACGCAGGGCCAGACCTTCAGCCCGCCTGGCGGCTACCAGTACATCTACCTCGATGGCGTCTGGCGCGTGGTCGAGGCATCGCAGAACCTCACGGCGCTGCCGCGCTCGCGCCTCGTCAATGGTGCTTTCCAGCATAGCCAGGAGAACGGCAACTCTGCCAGCGGCGTGAGTGGCTATTACGGCGCGGATCAGTTTTACACGTCGGTTAACGGCACTGCGGTCCTTACGACGCAGCGGGTGCAGGTGGTGACGCCCAATGGCAGCGTCAACCGCTACCGCGTCCTCGTCGCCACCGCCGACGCTGCCATGGCGGCAGGCGATGTAGCGGTCATTCAGACCAGCATAGAAGGCATGAGGGTTGCTGATTTCCGGTGGGGTACGGCGCAGGCGAAACAGGCGATCCTTCGTTTCGGCTGGAAATCACCTGCCGGAACCTACTCGATCTGCATCAACAATGGCGCCGCCAACCGCTCGTATCCCGTCAATTTCACGATCAGCGCCGGGCAAGCCTACGTCGATACCGAACAGGTCATTGTCATTCCTGGTGACGTGGCTGGAACGTGGGCTACCGACAACGCGCGCGGGATGATCATCTATTTCACGCTCGCCAACGGAACGACCTATCAGGGGGCCGCGAACACTTGGGGCGCTGGCAATCTGACTGGAACCGCCGCCACCAGCAACGGTGTCGCCACGGTCGCTGCTACTTACGAACTCTTTGATGTTGGATTGTATCTTGACCCCACGAACACTGGGACGCCGCCCCGCTTTGAGATGCCAGACGAACTGAACGAACTTCAAGCGTGCCAACGCTACTGGCGCAGGAACGACGATGTGCGCGCGGCGGCATGGGCGGCTGGCACTCAGGCTCGCGTTATCGGGCCGCTCATCCCTTACATGCGGGTTGCGCCTGCGGCGGCGCTGCTAGGTATCCCGTACACACACGTCTGGAATATCGTCAACCAAGGTACGGGCAGTCTTGCGTCAGCACTTTGTTCTGTCACCAACATCGATGTCACTGTGAACTTACAGGCGGCTGTTGGCGCACAGCAGGAAGCCAGTCTGACCTCCGGTGCGATCTCCCTAAGCGCGAGGATGTGAACATGCCATACGTATCAGCACGCTATGCGCCGCCGCCGCCGCTCGACATGCCGACGACGCGCGGCCCCGGCGATCCAAAACAGGTCATCGCTACCGACTCCGATGGTGTAGAGTGGTGGCTGGACGAAGCATCAGAGGTGGGTGATTGGCTCCGCTACAGAGAGGGCGGCGGGACAATTGACCCGTACATCGCGCCCAGGACCAAGAAGGGAAAAACGTGATGCTCAATACCCTGATCTACGTCGTCATTGTCGCTGTTGCCATCGCCTTCGTGTGGTGGCTGCTCGACTACATGCCCGCGCCAGAGCCGCTGAATAAAGCGGTCAAGATCCTGTCGATGATCATCGGTTTCATCGTTGTCATCTATGCGCTGCTCGGGCTGGTAGGCGGGTTACCCGCGCTGAGATGACCGTCAACAGCGTCAAAAACTGGTTTACGGAACACTCGACGCTCGCGCTGTTCCTGCTTGCCCAGGCGGCGGCGATACTGGCGTATTCAGTGCGCCTCGAGACGCGCGTATCTACGCTTGAGATTCGCGGCTCGCCGCATCTTACGATAGTCGACAACCGGCTTACCGTCCTCGAGAGCCTGACGGCGCAAAACAAGGCGTCGGTCGACAAGATAATCGAGGTGATGACACGCGAACTGAACGACCGACGAAGAGAGGATCTGCCGAAATGAAGTACCTGTTCCTCGCGCTCATGCTGATGGCGGCGCCGGCCGCGGCGCACCCCGGCCACGACGACTGCCCTGTCCAGAATTCGGATTGCCACAGGGGAGGCGGACACCCGTGAGCGAACGCAAGATCCGGCAGACGCATCCGACCAATCAGATCCGCCTGGTGCAGGTGGAGAGGGCTTCTGCCGAACTCGTAGAGGCGGTCGCCGAGGCGCTGCCGGCCAAATCGGCGGTGCTGGACAGGATGCTCCTCGAGGTCATGGACGCCGCCCAGCGGGCCGAACTGAAGGCACGCCGTGCGGAGCGCAAAGCGGTGAAGGTGGCGGCGGTCGCCGCGGCGGTTGTCGATGACGCCAGGCTGACGGCCAAGGCGGCGAAGGCAGCGGCGGCGATGAAGGCCGCAAGAGAGGACGACGATGGCGAAGAAACCGATGATTGGTATCAAGGGCCTTACCCAGCCGCCGAAGACGAATAACCCGTCGCTGATCTCGCAGCAGTCGAAGCAGACCAAGCCGATCACGCTGGCCAAAGTATGGGGGAAATGATGATTGACCGCGACGTGTACTTTGAAAAAGTGAGGTCAGATTTGTTCGCTGGCGCCATGACGCAGCAGCAGGTTGACGGCCAGAACGTGCTCATCGGGCTGTGGGATTATCAGGCGACCGGAAGCCCGATGACAGATCTGAGGTGGTTGGCCTATCTGCTTGCTACAGTATATCATGAGTGTGCAACCAAGATGTGGCCAGTAACCGAGTATGGAGATGAAGCATATCTCAAATCCAGAACGTATTGGCCATACATAGGAAGAGGCTTCGTACAGTTAACATGGGAAGAGAACTACGCCCGTGCCTCCTCTATTCTGGGTCTTATTGACGACCGCGATCTTGTTGATCACCCTGATATTGCTCTTGACTCCCTTATAGCGGCGCGCTGTTTGTTCAGAGGCTGCGCGGAAGGCTGGTGGACGGGCAAAAAACTGGGCGACTATTTCAACGAGGACACCGACGATCCGGTCAACGCCAGGCAGATCGTCAACGGCAACGACCGCGACGAACTGATCGCCGGCTACCACGACACATTCCTCGCGGCGCTGGAGGAGGCGTACTATGAGGTCAGCGTCAGACCGCCTATAGCACCGGGGTGGATAGGATCATGATCACTTACGCAGACGTGAAGGCCAGCCCGAGTGGCTGGCTCGATGCAGCACCGCAGGAGGCAATACCGATGGAAGATTTCGAAGTGGCGCTGGCCACGCTTGTCGACGGCTACCGCAACGTGATGAACAAGCAACTCGTTTCGAAGGCGCTCAACAACCAGGCCGAACAGGTCGAGAAGGACGAAGGCTGGATCTACGACAGCGTCAACGTGAAGCCGGTGACGCCGACGCTGACCTCTATCGATCCCGACACCGCGGTCATCGGCGATCCTGATGTAACCCTGACGGTGACCGGCACCGACTTCACGCCGCAGAGCGTCATCACCTTCAATGGCGGAAACGAAACCACCGAATTTGTTTCCGACACCGAACTCACCACCATCGTGAAGCCGTCGACCGCTACGACCGCCGGCGCCTATCCGGTGACGGTCAAGACCAGCACCTTCGAAAGCGACCCGGTCGACTTCACGTTTACCGACCCGGTCTAAAAATGCGTCTCGCGCGTTGTGCTGCCGGGAGTGTTCTCACTGAAGGAGTACTGTCATGACGCAGCAGACCCAGCGCCCTGGGCAGGGTGACGACAAGACGCAGCAAAAGCCCGGTCAGAAGCCTGAGCCGAAACCCGGCCAGAGCGACGACAAGCGTTGAATGGCATGAGAGGGCGCGGCGACCGCCGCGCCCTCAATCCCAACAGCAGGAGGTTACCGTGGCTAAAGAATTCAACGTCGCATTAAACGACCTTATCGAAGGCTATCGCAACGAGAACGAGCCGGGCATCCGCTTCGCCATCGCGCAGGAGATGCGTACACAGGCGGAATTGATCTGGAAGGGTGATCCTTGGCCAGCCGAGGTGAAAGCCTCTGAGGCGGCTCGCAAGGCTGGCCTGGTGGCCGTTGCAGAGCCGACCGAGGCAGAGATGAAGCGCGCAGCCGCCGACGAGGAGGCCGCAGCACTGGCCCGCCAGCGCGGCATCGAGGACGACTACTCGACCGACGCCGCACCGGAGGTGCCGCAATCGGCGAAGGACGCCAAGAGCGAACGCGATCTCAAGAAGGCCGCCGGCATCGAGGAAGATGACGACAAGAACGGCAAGAAGGCCAAATCCAAAAAGTGAAGCGGACAGCCGAAGAGAAACGCTACCTGGCGCTGCTGCAGCGCCAGGCTGCTGTCCACAGGGCGCGACACGACCTCATCGAATTCGCGCGGTTCATGAAACCGGACCCCGACCATCCCGAAGATGTCAGCCGGTCGCTCTACCACGTCGCCAAGCATCACATGGCAATCGCCGCGGCGCTCGAGCAGGTGGAGGCCGGCAAGATCCGGCGGCTCATCATCAACGTCCCGCCGCGCCACGGCAAATCCGAATTGTCGTCACGACTTTTTCCAGCCTGGTTCATGGGTCGTCACCCTGAACAGTCGCTGATCCTCGCGACCTACGCCGACAAATTAAGTTGGGACTTCGGTCGCGAGGTCAGCGGCTACATCGAGGACAAACTCTATGGCCAAGTCTTCCCGAAATTCGATCTCCGTACCGCCAGCGTGGACCGTCTTGAAAGCACCCAAGGGGGTAAGGTTTTCTTCGTGGGCCGCGGCAGTGCAATCACGGGACGCGGTGGTGTGGGCCTGCTCATTGACGACCCCATCAAAGATCGCGTCGAAGCGGACTCTGCAGTAACGCGAGAGAAACTATGGAACTGGTTCAATCAGGTCGCGCGGACGCGCTTGCTGTCGCAGAACGGCTGGATCGTCATCATCCAGACGCGCTGGTCGGAAGACGATCTGGTGGGCAGATTGACGGATCCCATGAACCCGTCCTATTCGGCAATAGAAGGCCCGAAGTGGAAGATCATAGATCTCCCCGCCATTGCCGGCGATCACGACCGTCTCGGTCGTAAGGAAGGCGAGGCGCTGTGGCCGGAACGCTTCCCGGTGTCGTATCTCGAGGAGATGCGGGCGGTCGATCCCCGCGGTTTCCAGGCGCTCTACCAGGGAAGCCCGACGCCGGATAAGGGCAACTTCTTCCCGGTCGAGAAGATCCTGACCTACGGCCGCGGCGACATGCCCGACCGCAAAAAGATGCGCTTCTATGCAGCCAGCGACCACGCGGTGTCGACGCGGCAGGAGCGTGACAAAACCTGCCTGATGATGGTCGGCCTCGATGAGGACGAGAACATCTGGGTCATGCCTGAGATGGTGTGGGGCAGGTTCCCGACCGACCAGATTGTCGAGCGCATGATCGACCTGATGGACGAATACCGCCCGCTGCACTGGTGGGCAGAGCGCGGCCACATCACGCGCAGCATCGGGCCGTTCCTCCGCAAACGCATGCTCGAGCGCAGCGTCCACTGCTCGATCTACGAGATGACGCCGATTGCCGACAAGATGTCTCGAGCGCAGTCGATCCTTGGCCGCATCTCGATGGGCAAGGTGTTCTGGCCGAACTTCGCTCCATGGTGGGCCGTGGGCATGAAGGAGTTGCTCCAGTTCCCGTATGGCGCGAGAGATGACTTAGTGGACACAATCAGTTACATAGGCCTGGGATTGTCCCAACAACAGCCGCTCAAGCGCAGGACGACCGCTCCCAAGGTTGTCGCTACCGGCACATTAGGTTGGGTCAAGGAGCAAGCCCTCCAAGCAGACCGAGAAAGGAAACTATCCCGACACGGGGGCTGGTAGACTTTAATGGCATTGCCGCCGATTGGGCCGACCGCGACCGGCTCACCGATCTTCGACGCGCTTGGACAACTGATCCCACAAATAGCCGGCGGCGAGATGCTGCCGGGGGCCGGCATGAGCGTCGGCCCGCAGCCGACCGGGCCGACCGGGCCTGGCGACGAATACACCCACACCACACCAGCCGGCGAGAAGGTGCTCTCACGCGAGCGACCTGATCCTGACGAGCGTCGCAAGCACCTCGTCGGGTCGCTCGCCGACATGATCAAACAGGCCAAGAGCCACTGGCAGAAAACCTTCCGCAGGATGGAAGAAGACCAGAAGTTCTGC